AACACTAGCCAACATCTTCACTTCTTCCGCCATCGCTTCGGTTGCGCGCGAAGCTATCTCGCCCTTCACGCTCTCGTCTAACATTTCAAATCTAGCGCTCAATGCTGTTAGCCCTATTAAACTGTCTTTTTTCATATCGGCTCATTTACTAGTAATTCGAGCTCTATGTTTCTCTCTTCTCGGTTGAGAATAGCTAAAATATCGAACTCTCTACCGTTATACACCACTCGGTCCTTGGGGGTTATTTCATCCCTGTATCTTATACGGATTCTCCCTTGAACCTCTGGGTTTATTTGCTTTGCAGCAAAAAATTCACGCCCTTCAAGGGGCTCGATACTAGCCCAAGTTTCAGCCACATCAACCCACTTAACCTGAGTCGTTCCAGTGCTATCAACCGTTTCGACAGGCTGTTGAATTTTAACTCTGTGACGCAAACTTCCAGCCTTCATACAATCACCCGATATGGGTAGAGAAGCGTATCAACTGTTGTGGGAAGCTCCTCAATCTTCTTTTCGCTGAAAGATTCACGGTATTCATAGAAATTTCCCACCATGAGCTTCATTGCCATTTTTATCCCCTCGGGAACAAAAGTTCCATTATCCCCGAAGCCAGCCTTATAAAGAATCGCAACTCCGTTAGCGTCTATGAGTTTATCGCTTGCCCAGGATTTACCATCCTTCAACACAATCCTACCTGGCAAAGAAGCGGTATCGAGAAGATAATCACTAGCCGCAACAGTTTTCTCAATACCTTCAGCCGTCGTATATTTTATGCTCTCTACTTTTTGTAGCGGGGGATGTAGGAGAGATATCTCGTTGCACGAAGGGAACGAATCCATTACCATTTTCCATGTTTGGGTTATGAGCGCAAGCCCCGTAAAGTTTTCAGCATATTCTCTAGCCGCCTTTATGAGCGCCGCGATGAGGCTATCATCATTATTTATATCCACGCGAAGGTGTGCTTTCATTTCCTCTAGCGTTATGGGTTCTTTGGCTGGTGGAGTTTCGAGCTTGAACCTGGCATGTGTCGGGAAAAACATCACTGCCTCCTCCATGTTCGCTTCCCACTCTTCACCCGGGCTTCCTCAATCACTGGAATAGCGAGTTTACGCGATATTAAATCCCGAGCCTCGGAAATGGGTAGGTCAAACACTTCTCCACCTCTTCTTCGTTTTTCAATCTCGCTCAAAAGCAGTATCTTCACATTACCCCCCCAAGGGGAGGGATGGGGACAAAGCCCCATCCCTAGATTGTTTTACGACGCTGGGTTACCAAGCGTGACAAACGGGCTAACTCGTGTTGAGCCGTCCGCAAGGGTAATCGGGCTTAGAAGCCCAGGCTTGCCATCCACGCTCTTAAACACCTTGAGCACTGATTTGTTATTCACGAAATACACGTGCTCGCTCACCGCAACACTCAAGCCCACGCCATCATAGATGTAATAGGCTTTTGGGCTGATGAGCATTACGTCGCCAGGATTCCCTAGCGTTGGGGAATTCTCAGAAAGCACCAAGGGGAGACCGAACAGTGTCCCTGGATATCCTTGCGCCGCGTTAGGCTGCCAAATAAGGTGCCCTGCGCTATCTTCCATCTCCATCAGTTCGGGCAAAACGCTCATGGAAGCTATCCAAATCTTGCCATCGCCGATACTCGATGAAAGCATAGTCGTGAGGTCGCCGTAAGTTATGCCGCCAGCGCCATCGCGCGGAACATCAATCGTTGCCGCGCTTCCGATGATCCCAGTCGGCTCAGTTGTTCCGCCTCCAGAGAGGAACGCAGCCTCTTCGGCAATGGAAATAGCGTTCGCCAGAAGATTACGCAATACAACCTCAACTTGAGGTGCGTTCCTTAGCAGCTTGTCGGTAACGACAACATGCGCCGAGACCTCTTTTGGCTCAAGGGTTATCTCCTTGAAGCTCGCGGAAGTCTCTTGTTTCTCTTCTCCCTCTCCAGTCCACGCAACCGAAACCCCAGCGAGGCGTCCTTTGGCATAATCCAAAACTGGCATACTCAATTTCGCCTCTGGGGGATCGCCCGCAGGAAGCACTGTAGCGCGAGAACGGATAACGCCCTGCACCGCTATAGCGTCAAGAATACCTGGCATGAACTTCTCAGGGATGAGATATCCACCTTCCGCGGGAGTTCCAGCCGATTGCCCCGCTCTCAAGAGCCTTGGGTCTCGCTCCACAACTGCTTTCACAAACTCGCCAAGCGTGCGAAACTCGCCATCCTCTTTATCATTCGAGGGTATGAGTTTGCCTCTTGGCTCTTCTGCGTCAATAATATCCAACAGCCGTTGGTATTCCGCCCTCTCCTCTGTGGTAAATTCCCTTGATTCGCTCTCAGCTTTTTCAAGCATTTCACGAGCCTTACTTCTTGCTTCTTCTTTTTCCATCATTATTACCTCCTAAGGTATTCCTTCCATTCATTTATGTTTTTGATTTTTTGCCTCTTGACTTTGGTCTTGGGCTCAAAAATCGACCTAACAAAACTCCTAACACTCACATCTGTTTGAGGATACGCGGGATACGGGGTTGGGGAAACATCAAAAAGCGTAACTTTTTTAAGAATTCTTACGTCCCCATCCCATTCCTCATCTTCGGCGATGAAGCCAAAAGACATCTGCCTTACATCTCCCCTACGAATTGACTCTACAAAATCACTGGCGTAGGTGGTATTCGGGGGGATAATTTCACATCTTAATCCTTCTTCATCTTCTTCGAGTTTAAGCGTCTCGTTTGATGTTCTGCCAAGAACATAATCGCTGTTGTGATTCCAGAGAGCGCAAACATCATCTTTCTCGATGGAATCCCTAAAAGCGCCTGGAAGAATCTTCTCTCGGAACTCCCCGATAGGCTCACTCAAGGAATTGAAAACTGAAGCGTGCCCAACGATAGCTGGCAACTGCCCTTCTTCTCGCTGCTCAAATTCAGCATGAACATCATAAGAGCGCCGCTCAACCCCAGAATCGTAACTCTTGAACTCTGGGGCTTCCTTCTCGAAATCATCATAATGCTTCGCCAAGTGGTTATAAACTCCTTTGCGGTCAGCCTCGGGAATATCCACTCCCCCGCGAGCTCCAAGAAGAGCCGCCATAGCGGCTGCTACCGCACGCCAAACAGTAGTGTAACCATCAGCTTTATGGTGGGGTAACTTGTAGGCTGTTTTGATATCGGGATTCTCTGAATCGAACCATGCGCACATCTCTTTCAAATCTTCAACTTCTGCTTTTCTCACTTCCTCCCCAGCGTCCCATTCTGTATTCGGGTCTGCCAGGGGATATTTCTTGTAAGGTATTACACCCATTTAATCACCTCCATAGTAGTAATTATATTATACCGCCTCAATCAGACATGAGCAATGGTCATGCAGGGGAGGCGTTGTTATCGCACCTGATACATCCATTTCTTTGTCGCCAGCGGATAATGTTTCCCCAGCTCCGAGGAAGCTGCTTTCGATTGAAACAACCGTGCCATCAAGCGCCGAACAGAATTCGCAAGGATTCGCTGATGAGGTCATCCACACCATCCGTGTAACACCCATAATGGCTAGAGCCTTTAGCGTAGCTAGCTCCCCTACACGCACGGATTCGTTTTCGGCGAGAGTCGAAGAATCGTTTTCGATAATATCCTCGAAGTCCGCCAAGTATTCATCGAGAGAGAAGCCTTCCGCTTCCACCGCTTCAATAATTCCATCTCGATGTTTTACCCCGCTGCTGTAAATCTTCGAGCGCATGTGGTCTAGCACCGAGCTCACCACTGGGTCTTCTTCTTCA